CTCGATCTGGGCTTTGGACCGGCCCCACGACGCGATGCCGAGGATCGCGGCGGGCACGCCGAACAGCATCGTCAGTTGGACGATCACGTTCGGGATCGCGGCCATGGCGTTGGCGTCGCCGCGCATGATGGCGATGTGCAGCAAGAGCAGGACGTAGAAGCACACGACGCCGAACACGACGGCCGACACGAAGCCCCAGAACGGGCGCCAGCGCCGCGACCACGGGTCTTCGGCCCTTGCCTCTTCGCGCATGGTCTGATTCACGGACTCGAGCCGCGCCGTCTCTTCGGTCCACCACGCGCGCTCGTGTTCCATCGCGGCGAGCCGCAGCTTCGTGGCGAGTTCGGGGTTGGCGCGGATCGCAGCCGCAGCCGCTTCGGCGTCGTCCAGGCCCGTCACCCGCTTGGCGACGCCGATCACCTGCTCGGCGACGGACGCGGCCTTGCTCTTGTCGTCGCCGGTCAACCAGCGCACGGCGCCGGGCAGGAATTCGGATGCCAGCGACAGGGCCAGCGGGATCAAGGGCAGTGCCATGGCTCAGGGCTCCAAGCGTTCGGGGAACAGGGAAAGGGCGGCGACCGAGCGGTCGAACCGTTCGCGGCAGTCGGCGAGGCCGAGCATTCGACGGCCGTTGACCGCGCGACGGATGTCTTCGGAACCGGCCGCACCGCGGTCGGCCTGTCGGTTCAGATCGAGCCGGGCCCAGAAGTCGGCGGCGACGAGGGCGGCCACGCTGGGCTGTGCGGCGCGATCCGGTTCGTCGACCAAGGGCAACGCCAGGCGCTGCGCGGCGCGGGCGTAGTTCGCGCGGCCCGTCAGTTGGATGAAGCCGCGACCCCGGAACCGCCAACCGTCGCCCGACCCCAGCGGGCCGTTGCCGTTGACCCCTTCGTAGACGAGGTTCGCGAGGTCCTCGGGCCGCCCGGCGTAGCGCTCGGCCGTGCCCAGCGTGGCGAACCGCGACGGGAACACGGCGGTCAGGCGCGTCGCGCTGTAGTTCAGGTTTTCCTCGAGCCGACGGAAGCCCTCGCTCTCGTGGCCGAGCTGGGCGAGCCAGTGCGACACGCGAAGCACGGTCACGATCTCGAACCGACGGGCCGCTTCCGTGAGGTGCGGCGCGTAGCGTTGGGCCGCGAGGTCGGACCCGCCGCAGGCCCGCACCGACGCGGCGATCGCGTCGCGGAGCGTGGTCATTGTGCGGCCCCCAGAAATGCGAAGGGCGCCACGAGGGCGCCCGGCGTCACGCGATGGCGAGGCGCGATCACGTCGGCCACTCGGCGCCGAGGTCGAGCGCGATCACGTCTTCGACCGTGGCGCACGCGTCGATGTCGTCGGCCAGCTCGGCCTCGCGCGCGAAGCACGCCTGGACGTGCTGGCCGACGGCAAGGGCGATGGCCTGCACCGCTGCGTGGTCAAGCGTGACGAAGCCCGCCGCCGTCTTCCACTTGATCAGGGTCGCGGGCTGCACCGCGACCAACGACAGCGCGCCGTTGATCTTCGCCTGCGACACGTAGTCGGTCGCGACAGCGACGCCCGACACCGTGATGCCGCCCGTCTCTTTCGCGTAGCGGATCGCGGCCAGTTCGGACCGGCGCACCGCCTTGACCTGATCCAGGGCTCGCGGCTGGCCCGGCCCGAAATAGAACCGCTCGTCGAACGGCTCGGGTCCGGCAACCTCGGTCGCGCCAAACGCCGTGCGTTGCGCCGACGTCATCTGGCGCAGCCAGCCCGCGCCGTACGTCGTGCCGTCGAACACAAACGCCTCGTCGATGCCGACGACCTTGCCGTCGGGCAATTGGAATCGCATGTCGATGTCTCCTGGGTTAACGAGCCGTTGCGGCCTTGAACGGGGCGAAGGCAATGGCGACGCCGCACATCACGCTGCTGCTGTCGTTCACACCGTTGCCGCCCGCGACGATCGGGCGCATCCCGCCCGCCGTCATTTCGATGAAGGTCTCGGCCGCCTCAGCGGCGCCGCTGCTCAGCACGAGCGACTGGTAGGCGCCGTTGAACGGGTTCCGCGCGCGGTCGTAGATGCGATGCGCGTTCGCCGCCGTGCGGTCCTTGAGCCACACCACGTTCGACGACTGGCCGGTCCAAGCGAACGGCCCGTTGGTCGATGCATTTCCGGTGTAGTTGAACAGGTCGATAAAGCCGTCGACGTCGCTCAGAACCAGATAGTCGTAGGTGCCGCTCGCAACGCCGCTGCCGATCTGGAACGAGTTAGAGCCGACGGTCGTGATCGACGTGTTTGCGGCCTGCGCCGCGTTCGTGTTGAGCCGAAGCAGAGATCCAGCCGTCACGTCGGGGTGGTAGTACCAGACATCGCCACTGGCGCGAGGGAACAGCAGGATCGCGGTGCGGGCACGCGCTAGGTTGTGCGTCACCGTCGTCGCCGCGCCGTTCGTGTGGCTGACGCTGCCCGCCGCCGTGCCGTAGGCGCTACCGATGCGGATCGCGTAGCCGACCCAGTTCTGCGCGCCCGACATCGTGCGCGACGCCCGCGTCTGGTAGGTGTCGGTGGTATCGACCGCGTGTTCGTGGGTGGCGTTGTGCGAGAAGCGCCACGCCCAGTTCTCGCCCGCCGCGCGGTTCTTGAGGATCTCGACGAAGTCGGTCCAGCCCGAACGCGCCGTCGCCAGCGTGGCCTCGATGTTGGCCTCGGTGTCGATCGCCAAAACCGCGCCGTTGCTCGCGCGCGGGATGGCCGGGTTCGGCAGGTTCTGCGTGCTGAGCGCAAGGAAGCCGCTTGGCGGCGTGTGGGTGAACGGGCGCTGACCGAAGTTCAAGGCGACGCCGCCGCTCGCCGGATTGGGCAGATTGACGTACGGGAAAAGCCCACGCGGAACGCCGGACCAGCGAGGGTCCGTGTTGGTGGCGGGGTTTGCTGTTCCCGAACTGTTATACCAAGTTCCGTTGCGCCCCACCCAGAACGTCTGATTGTCGGCGTCGAACGCAAACATCAAAACGTCGCCGCTCGTCGCTTTAGTGGCTCCGGTCCAATTTGCAAAAGATGCACCGTTGGACTGAAACCCCATATCGGCTCGGCTCGTGCCGGTGCCCCAATCGACCTGATACTCGCTACCGGTCCCTGAAATTTGACCGACGAGCGGACGACTGGAAGACACGATACCGGCCTGATAGACGGCTGGGGTGTTGTTTAGCGTCAGCTCCCAATACCATTTGCCGGAATCCGGCGTCGGCATTGTTGCGCGCGCGGCCCAATAGTCTGCCGTGCTGGTGGGAATGACGGTCAAGTTTGCGTCGCTGAACGCCAGATTAGAATTCCGGTCCAACGGGTTCATCGTCGCAAAGCTATTCGTCGGCGTGTCGCGGCTCTGGTCGAACGACGGGCCAGCCGTGACGCTGATCCCGCTCGGCGTCCAGTTGTTGCCGTTGCCCGACGTGTCTTTGCCGATGGCCGCCGCCGTCGCAGCGCTGGCGTCGGCGAATTCCAAAAGCCAACCGGCGCTGTTGTTGGTCATCCCGGTCGGCGACGTGGGGACCCATTGCCCAGACGCGCCAGCGACGACGCCCTGATCCGCTGCGGCAATGCCGTTGACGTGCCAGCAGTTCGCCATGACGCCGTCGAAATAGTTCGCAGCGCTCGTCGGGTTGCGACCGTAGAACGCCGACACCGCCGTGCCGGTCTTCGCCGTGTTGGTCGTGATCCCGCTGCGCGTGTCGGTCGCGAAGCTGGTCAGCACCACGCCGTTGACCTTCAACACGAGCCGGTTGGCCGCCGTGCCGTTGGCCGCGTCGAACTCGACCTTGATCGCGTAGTGCGCGGTCGGGTCGCGGAGCACGGCGTTGGTCACGAGCCGCGTCGTGCCCGCGATATCGACGCAGAGCCGGTCGCTGCTGTCGAAGTAAACGGCATCGGCAGAGCTCGTATCGGCGCCGAACAGGTATTGCAGCGTGCCAAGCGTGCCGCGCTTCACGCCTTGCCAGCCGAGCGACCAGAGGTTCCGGTTGCCCGCGACGAGGGTGCGGGTCAGCGACGCGCTGTTGGCCCCGCGATAGCGAAGTGCGAATCGGACCTGATACGCGACCCCGCCGCCGCCGCCCATGAACCCGGGCATAAACAGCGTGGGGTGGGCGAGGCGCGACGACGGGCCGCTGGGCCAGTTGCCGAACTTGGAGCGCGTGACGCGGATCATGGCGTTAGGCCGGGAACGACCGGCCGACCTCATTGAGGTTCGTGCCGTCGCTCTTGAACGTGAGGATCATGCGGGCCGTGAAGGCGCCGGGCGCGTTCGACACACCGCCGTTCCACTTGAACACCGTGTTGAAGGCGTGCGTGAAGGTCGATGCCCCGTTGTTGACGTCAAGCACGTAGAACCGGCCCGACACGTGGTTGGTCGGTGCCGCGAAGGTGCGACCCGCCGACGGGCTGATCGTCGCGGACTGCGCGGCGCTCAGATCCCAGTTGACCGTGGCGCCGTCGGTCAGCCCTGCGGTCTGCGGGGTCTGGCCAGCGGTGAACGACTGCGACGCGTCCAGGCGCGCCGCGAACGTGGGTAGGGCGATAGGCGAGCCGTCGGCCCGCGTGTAGCGGGTCAGGCGCCAGATCGACGTGCCCGTCTCTTTCTGCCAAACCGCGATGTCGCCGGCCGCCGTCGTGACGGCCGACACGCCGAGGATGAGGTTCGCGGAGTTGGTCAGGGCAAGCACGCCGCCGAACCGCGTCGTGCGTTCGCGGCCCGCCGCCCCGGTGTTGCCGAACGACGTGATCGCCGTCGTGCCGGTGATGAGGACCTTGCGCGACGTGGTCGCCCCGAGATCGACGGTCGCGGCCGACGCCACGCTCGCCCAGTCGTCGTCGCTCTCCTTCGCCGCAGTGACCGCGTTGTCGCCGATCTGCGCGGCGCCGACCGTGTTCAACAGGGCCAGCGCGCCGAGGCCGAACGCGCTGCGCATGTTGGCCACGGTGCCGTCCGACCCGAACGCGTCGCGGACAAAATCGAGAAAGAGCGCGAGCCGCGTGCGGTACTGCAGCTGCGTGATGTTGGTCGCAGTCAGTTCCGCGTTGGTGGGCAACGTAGCCATGTGTCGTCCCTCTCTGAATCAGTAGCCAAAAATCGCGGCATCGACCGTCGCCGCGACGAGCGCGTTCGATGCGTCGTAGGCCCGGACCAACGGGCCAAGGTCTTTGTCTTTGTCCATCACCTCGACGCGCCGGGCCGACGTGCCGCCCTGCAGCGTGATGTTGACCGCCGCGATCGCGTTGTAGGTGTTCAAGATCGGCAGGCGCGTTCCGCCCGACGCGGAGATCGGAACATCGCCCAGCGATTCGACGATCTGTTCGGCGTCAAGGATCGGTTCGAACGCCGCGATGCGACCGCGCGTGACCCCGGGCTGCGACGTGACGAGGAAGTCCAAGAGCTCGGGCGGATCGACGATGGGCGACAGCCAGTCAGTCCAGGGGAAGACGTTCGGCGGATAGAAGAGCGCCGCGTCGTCGCCATAGAACGGGTCGGCGTCGCCCCCGCTGTAGAACGCCAGACCGATTCGATACTGGACCCGCGCCCCGCTGCCCGTGACGTTCTGGTCGAGCATCAGGCGCGACCCGCTGGTCGGCGACGAAAAGACCACGTCGGTCTGATAGGACAAGCCGAGGAAGGTCTGCGCGAAGAACAGCGTGTCGTCGTCGAGCGAGTAACGCAGCAGCGCGTCGTCCGTGTAGAAGAGGCCGGAGGCGTCGGCGTCCGCGATCAGATCGCCGGTCGCGGGCTCGACCGACGCGTTCGCGACCAGGCCGGGGAAGCCGAGATTCTTGAAGTTGCGGCGGTCGGCGGCGAAGCGCACCGCAAGGTCGCCGAGGTCGGTGACGATGGCGGCAGGCGTGGCGCTTTCGTTGCCCAGCACGTCGACGTGCTTGATCAGAAGCGTGACGGCGCCGCTCGGCTCGAGCCCCATGGTGAACGGGCCAGAGGTCAGAATCCCGGTGTGCAGCGGCTGCGCCGCCGCCCAATCGAAGTCGCGCCCCCGGTTCCATCGGATGCGCTGCCCGACGACGTCGAGCTGCAGCGGGTCGTCCCACAACAGGTCGCGGCCCGAAATGCGGAACCCGGCCACGTCGCTGGGGTCGAGCGACCGGCCGATCACGAAGTGCGCGTCGATCCGCGTCCAGTCCGACGGCGTGCCGAGCCGCGACACGTATCGAAGCTCGATGTCGTAGGTCTGTTCGTCTTCGACCGGGGCCACGACGACGGTGCGCTGGGCGCCGGGAATCGTCGGCAACGTGACCCAATCGGAGACGGGATCGGTGACGCGGTAGCGAACCTGCGTACTGTCGGGCGGCAGCGCGTCGGCGCTCTGGATGGAGCCCAGCGACACGAGAACGCGGGGCTGGGCGCGACCGTCAGGCCCAAGGACCAGCGCGGACTCGTCCGACACCACATTGGAGACGACAGGCGTCGGCGGTTTCGCCAGTTCGATCAGTGGTGCGCGCGTGATGTAGGAATCGAAAGGCGGGATCGTGCCTGTGTCGGCGCTGTGAACGCCAGGCGCCGCCGGAATCATGATGAGCTTTGCGCTCAGCTGCGGCCCCGGTTCGATCCCCTTGATCAGGACGGCCAGCGATTCACGACCGGACTCGCCGTACTGAAACAGATCGCCGACCTCGGGCGCCAAGCCGCTGGCGAGCGGCGTCGCGAGTTGCACCGTCTTCGAGTCGCCCGCCGCAGTCACGAGCGGCAGCACCTGGGAGTCGCCGTTGGCCCGACGCACCCGCACCGCGTAGCTCTTGCCCGTCGCCATGGGCGCCGGTTCGTTCAGCACCAAGTGGGTGACGTTCGGCCCCGAGACGGTGCGGCCCTTGACCCGGCCCGACGACAGCCCGATCAGGATCACGTCGTGCGCGAACTGGATCAGGTCGCCGTCGGTGAACCGCAGCGCTTCGACGTCCTGGTAGACCTCGTGGGTCTCGCGACGCAGGCGGCCCACCGCCAAATGGTAGCGCCCCTCGCGCCACGCCTGCGACGCGCGGGTGCAGCCCATCATGTCGAGCGTTTCGAACCGGTCGGCGTTGTTCGCGTCGTAGCCGTCGGCGTAGACGATCCGCTCGTCTTCCTGCCAGTCGCGATCCGGGTTGACCCAGCGCACCTTGAGGGCATGGGGCAGATCAACGAACTGGCGACGCCCAGTATAGCCGTAGCTGTTTTTCGGCGTGACGTGTCCGCGCGGCACGGTCTGCGGGACGTCGCGCACCACCGAATGGCGGCCGGACCGCCCGAGCCCGTAACGGGCGCGGGCGTGCGACGCGATGGCCTGCAGCGTGTCGAGGATCGAACCGCCTTCGATCACGGAATCGAAGGTCCAGCGCGGCTCGCCGTTCTGGTCCGGCACCGCGCAGTCGTCGGCCCAATCCTTCAGTGCGACGAGGTCGATCCGGTCGTCGCCGAGAATCGTGGTGCGGCCCCGCCGCTTCAAGACATCGGTGTAGGCCCACGCCGGGCTGCGGCTCAGTTCCCACGACCACGCAGCGCCGTCCCAGACCTGCAGGTACGACGTGGCAAGCACGCTGATCTGCTGGACCTGGTTGTTCAGCTGTTCGTAGCTCTTCATGCGCAGCGCGACGAGAGCCAAGCCCTGCATGTTGACCGGCGATTCGTCGGTCACGGTGCGAAGTGCCGTCAACGTCGCCGTGTCGATCGCGCGCACGTCCGACGTGTCGGCCGTGGTCCGGCGCAGCCGCACCTCGTACTGGCCCACGACGGGCACGTCGAACCGACCGCCGCGCCGCACCGGCGACCCGCTGCTGTCCGTGACCGTGACGAGGCCCGCCGTCTCGAACCCGGTGTCGCCGCCCGCCTTCCAAGGCACGTCGAGCCACGTCGCGGTCCCGACCCGCCGGTACTGCGCTTCGAACGCGACGGTGAGCGCGGAACGGCCGCCGGTGTCGGCGTAGTACGCCAAGCCGCGGTCGAACGACAGGTCAAGGCTTACCTCGCGCGCGTTGGCCCGCGTCGTGACGGTGCGCCAGGACGCGGCGGCGCTCAGCGAGATCGAATACTGGTCTTCCTCGATCCGCTGGGTGTAGAGCGTGATCGGGGCGTCGCTTGGCCAGCCCTCGCGAATCTCCGTCTCGACCCCGGTGAACGCCGACAGCGGCGTCGTCCCGATCAAGATGTCTTCGATCTTCACCGGGCCGTATCCGACCAGCAGCAGCAGCCGAATGTAGCGCTCGTTGCCGACCGTCTCGGTATAGGGCTTCGCCGCGAGGATCGGGAACATGCGGCGGCGGCCGTAGACCCGAGGGACCGAGCCGTAGGGCGACAACCGGTTCTGCACGCCCGTGATCGCGTAGGTCGGCGCGCTCATCGCGGCGCCCTGGCCCAACGTCTCGGCGCCGCGGTTCGCGGGCTGCGGCGGCCCGGCAATGGCCGAAACCAGAAGCGAGCCCACCATGGTGACGGCGGCGCCCACCGCAAGCTTGGTCAGGCCGATCGCCGAGAACGTTCCGGCGGCACCCACCGCAGCGGCGTTGACCCCGAACAGCGAGGCCGTGATCGCGGGCGCCGCCCACGCCGCGAACGCGATGACGGCGAGCGAAGCGATGATGGAGAACGGCGACTTGCTGCGGCCCCCGCCCCCGCCGCCGCTCATCGGATTGACGCGGACGAAGAGCCGCGCCGAGGCCTTCGGCCGCACTCGGGGCCACCAGGCGCGCGGCACCTCCTCATCGTCGACGAAGACCTGCAGGTAGTTCCAGTACCGGCGCGGCAGGTCAGAGGCCAGCAGCATGTCCTCGATGGTCAGCCCGGTCGGACTGGATCGCGTCTCGCGCTCCGTCGAAAACGGGCGCGACACGACGGTCCAGGTGACGAGGGGCGCGCCGCCGTCAAGAGGCATGGCGGTAGAACCCCAGGACGCGGCGCTGCCAGTTCGACCCTTCGCCGTAGCTCTCGACCACGCTGTCGCAGGCATGCTCGATGTGCAGCATCGTGCCGGGCGCCACGACGACGCCGACATGGATCGGACGGCCAAGGACGCGTAGCAGGATGCCGTCGCCCGCGCGCTCGTCGCCGGGCCGCACCGGGGTCCAAAGCCTGATCCGCTCCTCCATGAGGTGGGCCAGCAGTTCTTCGTCCTCGCCCCGCCGGAACGCGATTCCTTCGTAGGGCGGGACCGAGCCGTCGAACCGCTCGTTGACAACGAGCCGCAGCAAGCCGTAGCAATCGAGCCCGGACCGGTCCCGGCCGCCCTCGACGAAGGGCAGCCCGACATAGGCCGCGACCCATTCCGGGATTTGCTGAGCCATCAGAACGCCCCCGGAAAACGCGCCGGCGTGATCTGCTCGCAGACCGGCTCGTTCAAAATGTCCTCGTAGGTCAGATCGCCGGTCACTTCGCCGGCGTCCCACGTCGCGTTGCGAAGCTTCATGCCCGCGTACTGCAGTTCGATCGTGTCGGGCTGGTCGGCCAATACGACGGTGACCGTGATCGACGGAGTGTCGGCCAGCGCGCGAATCTGCTCGACGATCGTGCGGTCCGTGTTGTCGATCTTGAGCCGCGCGACCATCGGACGGTCCGCGCTCTCGGGCGGCATTTCGATCTCGAACGGGAACGAAATGTAGGACGCGCCCTTGTGCACGACATTGACGTTGTCGTTGCAGACCCGGATCGGAATGGGAAGGCCCGTCGCCGAAATCTCGAGCAGCACGACCCAGACCTTGTCGGTGCTTTCGGCGTTGCCAGCCGCGACGGCCGACGCCGATAGATCCCTCACGGCAATTTCTCAAGCTTGCACGACACCGCAAACCAGACGGCGGTGATCGGCGAAACGTTCGGCTCTTCGACGAAGCGCCACGTCGCGCTGACCTGGGTGCGCGGGTGCAGCCAGTCGAACGGCAGCGCGCCGCCGCCGAGCGTCACGTCGTGGAACGCGAGCAGCGTATCGACCTGCGCCGAGGTCATGCGAAACTGAACATCGACCAGCGACGGCGCCGCAGTGAAGCGCCGACGGGTCTTCGCGATCCCCGCGTCCATTTGGGTGCGCGTCACGGACTTGGGCGCGCGCTCGACGTACCCGTTGGTCAGCACCCGTTGGGGCAGCGAACCGGGCCATACCGCGTTTGCCATGGCTTAGACCCGCTTCGTGACGCGCCGCGACCCGAAGGTCTGGGCGAACGGTTGATCCATGCGGCCAGACCGCACCGAGTCTTCGATCTTCTCTTCGATCATGACCGCGATCTCGCGGCGACCGTCGGGGCCACGCCGCTCCTGCGTCCGCACCGGCTCCGAATTGCCAGCGCTGCGCATGTCGTAGATCTGGACGACGGTCCCGTCGCCGCCCCCGCCGCCGTCGTTGCGGACGCCGAGCCGACCCAACCGGTCGCGGGCCAAAGGCACCACGGCCTCGGCCCCGGCCTCGCCCATAAGCCCGGTCCCGCCGTTCGCAAGCGGGAACATGGTCGGACGGTTGACGATGCCGCCACGCGCGAACGGCGTGATGTTGCCCGCGTTGAAGACGCCGCCCTTCGCCACCGGCGTGAACCCGCCGAAGAACGACGACGCAGCGGCGTCGCCGGCAAACGACGACGTGGCACCGCCCCCACCGCCGCCGCCGAAGATGCTGCCGAAAATGCTGCCCAGGATTCCGCCGCCGCCGCCGCCCGAAACGCCGAACAGGCCAGGGGCCGAACCGACGATCTGCGTCGTGATCGGCAAGATGAACTGCTGTTCTAGGAGCGTCGCGGCGATACGCGCAGCGGCCCGCTTGAACAGACCGACGGCACCGTCGGCCAAGTTCTTGAACGCCGACCGACCGCCCTGCCCCGCGTTCACGAAGCCGTCGACCAAGAACCCCGAGATGTCGCTGGCAAGCTCCTGCGCTTTGGCGCGGGTCTCGCTGATCAATCGGGCCTGCTCGCGAGCCGC